GAACGATACCTAGGATGAGGCAAATTCGTCACATAGCCCATGGGTTCGAGTTGTTTAAGCTCCCCTTGCAACGCCATCCATGAAAGATCGCTGTCCTTCCGAAAATTGAATTCAGGCGTGAACCCGTCCTCGTAAATCTTGGGAGTGAAGGTAGTGATCACGTCCGGTTCAAGACCGGAACATGTCATGATCGGGTACTTCATGGCTTCTAGTAGTCGCCGATGCACTTTAAGCGTTAGGATCTGGAACACCGAGCTACGAGTGCCATCGGCCTTACTCGCTGCCAATCTCTGGATCCCAATCAATGGCGACTTTTGTGTCTGAGGAGTGAAAACAAGTGGAGTTCCACAATCCCCATCCTCCGCAGGACATTCGACATTGATGCCAGAGACATAATCGATCACCTGTGGACCACGAAAATGGAGGCCTGGAAAAGGTTTCCCAGAATGGTGTGTGCGCAAAATGGGAGTCCTACCCATGGCTGCACCCGTTATCTCCCTGTGACGATTAAAACCCTCAAATTCGAACCGAGGGTTAATCCACACTCCTTTTCCGGGAATGCACGCCATGGGTCCTGAGAGAAACACGTCCTCCGGTAAGGCTTTCAGCAACCTGGTAGCAGGCTGAATCGGCAACACAATGTACGCCAAATCAATCTTTTCTTGTACCAATTTATCCAACTCCTCTTTAGGAGGAAGATGGACGCTTGCCATGGTGATGGTTCTATCTCCCGTTCTAGGATGAGTCACGGTGAGCATGAGTTCAACACCAGATTGTCTAAAAGACTCATACTGATGGTAAACTCCTTCAACCCAGTGGGATGTTACAACACCGATTTGTCCGTCAATCATAGTACAATAAGTATGTATTTCAGTCCCCCTGTCTGTTTTGTAACACAGTTGGACTAAATTATGACTGAACTTGTCAACAATATCTGTTGATGACAAATTACTCCACGGAGCCAGGGTCGCTTGGACCTCCTCGGGAGTAAATGACGTGGCTTGACGCTTAACAACTTTCGGGGGAGTCTCTCGGAAACCCATGGTAGGAACGTAAGTAGCAGATTCCTCTTTGTCGGATTTTCTCAAGAAGCTCCACAATAAGATGACGGAGCTTACTGCCACTACGGCTGTTCCTGCGATGATCGAAGTCTTGTACATCTGATCGAACGCGGATTGAAGCCTGTCTTTCAACTGAGATGGTCGGGCCACACAACTACGTGCGAAAGTGTGAACTATGTCTCCAATGTCCATTGCACAGTAGATTTCTTTCGAAAATGAAGCCAACAAGTACACCCCGATGAGCACGAAGAATCCTCCACACAACGCATCTACCATGATAGTCAGAAACGTCACGAAGAACAACAAATAGTGCTTCCGAGCGTCCATTTTGAGCTTCTCTCGAAGAAACGCAAACACTCCGTCATCGTTGAGTACTTTGTGTACCACAAGGTCGAGCAAATGAGCATTGTACATCAAGTATAAAGTCAACGACACGTAGATTAACACGTTACATGCTTGGTGAATCGTCTCAAACCAAGTTCGTAAATACCACGGAGGCGCGTATATCAGAGTGATGAGAATCCGCAAACTCAAAATGGTACAAGCGAAGGTACTCGTGTAATGCGGAACGGGGGCCGTTTCACCGGAAGTTGGTTTCACATTAACGACTCCATGAGTCATGATGTGTTTGTCCAGACCGGTAAATACGACCGATGATGCCACACTACGGCAAGAACCAGCTGGCTTGTCCATGCGGAGCATTTCCGTAGGCATGGTGCGCAGGATGTTTTGAACTTTGTTCTTGAAATTCCTGTTCATTTCCTTTTTCTGGTGAGCAGCCGTGACGACCACCTCTAGAAATTCTCGAATGTTCAGGATTCCGTCCTCGCGAGATACCAGTTTGGGCTTGATACCCTCAACGTATCTAGGCACGAATCTCAGATGTTTGAGAGAATCGAACAGACGTCCTCTCCATTCCTCAACTGACAAATCCCCCGTCATGTCATCGAATTGCAATTCGGGGAATGAAAAATCAGCCGTGCTGTCCACGTACGTGCCGGTCTCGTCATCCCACACGAGTACGTCGAAATACAACGTACCGGGATCAGTGCGGGAGCGTTTTATAGGTGGATATTCGAACCGACGATAAACAGCAACTTTGGACATGTCCTCAAGGCCGTGAAGGCCCATTCCCTCAACATTCGTGACACAGATGTTGAGGAAAGTTGAAAAGAAGACATTTCCTTTGTCCTGAACGGCCGCTTTGTTCACTGGCATGACGTTCTCTCCCAAAATGGAAGTGAACTGAGCGGTAATCGATGCCGCTTTGGGGTTGTCCTCTTTCATCGTGCCTATTTCGTCGATGACGGCGACCTTATGCAATTGAGGTTTATAAGTCGACATGTACTCGTCTAGCATGTTAATGGCTACGGTACGTCCTTCGACCTCTTTCACACTCATGCTGGGTCTGTCCATCAAAATTGGAAGGGCCGCCCGCGCAATCAATG